GTCGCGCACGGCCGGACGCGAGGGACCACTCCCCTGCCCCCACCATAAAGCAGGTGGCGCTCCTCATCTCGCAGAGGCGGCTCAAGTAGGTGATACAAGCATGTGCAAGTGGTTGAACATGGCTGATTAAGCAACACAAGATGCCAACTAGTAGCTCTAGTAGCAGGATGGATCCCAGTCACACAGCTGGCAACTGGCAGGGTTCACACGAACAGTCGGGCGTCTATTGTAACTCCGAACGATGCTAGGATGGATGATTATCGGCGCTGCCCGCAGTCTTTCAAAGAACCCCGAGGGCAAGCCAAAGGCCCGCACGCAGTGTTCTTGAGCGGAGCTATCAGCATCGCTGCGAACGTCGACCATATCAAAACAATCCACACCAGTACGATATGTGAGATTACTAAGGTACGCCTGAGCACTAACTGCAGACAGGTCGTAGCTCCCGAGCATAAATAGTATACGTCGGAAGAAGTTGGCCAGGTCCGGTAGGTGTGCGTTGACAACGGATTCACCTACGCAGATGGCAGCCAGCAAATCTCTAGCTTCCCGACCACGATAGCCACGCACGGTCCACGCGGCTCGATCTAACACTCTCTGAGGATCACGTGTAGGGATAGGTGTCGGTTCTCCCGCACGATAAATCCACTTATGTTGGCAGTAGTACTCGTCATCCTGACTGTCCATTATCACACAATCCTTCAATAACATTCCAAAAGCCTTACCCACAATTGTGGGGGCGGCCTCCACAAACCGCTCAGCGTCGGAACGCTCCATCCACGCCACACTGTCATCCCCATCACACAAGAATTCTGCGCGAATTTCCAAAATATCACAAAGTGTATAAAAGTTTAGTGCATTCGTGATACTATTGCCACGACCTGTGTTCCTATCACCAGACATCCGCGTACCACAAGCACGGTAACGAATACCATTAGCTGTGCGGCCGCGGTTACCTAGCTGTTTACTTAGTAGGTGTCGATTGATAGATGGCGACATCCACCGGTAAACCTGGTGCTCCTGTTTGATAATCTCTGGGAGCTGGGTGGAATCAAACGCAGAATAATCCATACATACAGCCACTGGGTCATTGAAGAAGAACCGTTTGTCACAAGCCGCCTGGGCACGCTCCTGGGGAGACATGCCTTTCGAGCACATAGGCGTGCGAGTGGGTCCCAAACCGGGACCTGACAATAGTTCATGCTCAATGACTGACAAATGCCGGGCCAACTCGATATTGTAGAAGGGTCCCCGGTATTGTATCATACGTGGTGGCTTTGAGATTGCAGTCTCCTTGTCATACTTGTCGACCTTAATAAAGGCCTGCACTGATCCTGTTGGCCTGGAATCAAACCAGCGGTGGTGAGCTTCATGTAGCGCAGTGCGCCGTCTGCCGGTAAAGGTTTGAACAACCTCTTGAGCCAATATGGGCTGAATAGTCCGCCCATCAATCCACCGCTTGGCTACTTCCAAGCGCTTGGCGTATACCTGACACTGTCTTAGGCCACGCCAAACCACACAATTCGTTAATCTCACTCTTCCGAACCTAATCTTAAAACATCCTGGGTATGGTAGCTTATCCACCAGGTGCCTATTGTGCAGAGAAACCATCTCATTATGGTGGCAGTCCTGCTGGGTGTAAACTTCTGTAAGACACACTGGTGAGTAAAACAACCTGGTTGTGCTACGTTTGTGAACACAAGCCTCGGCGAGGCCGGTGTCCACTGAGTGGCATGGGAGTAGCCTGCCCAGAGGCAGCTGCACACACACCCCTGGGTGGCTCCACCGTCATTCTGTAAGAGAACGGAACACAGCACGTGTGGCTAAATAGGCCAGGGCAACGCCCACGGCAACGCCAACAATCGACCCCATCCAAACAATCAGGGAAGGGACTCCACCGTCCAAAATGGCATTAGCCATAGATCTAGTAGCAGAGTCCGGAATTCCCACTAGAGAGATTCGGTCAAAGTCTCCAACCATGAGTCGGTAGAGGGCCGACCCAGTTGCCGGGATCAATCCCGGACTATCATACCCAAATACTCGAGCAACAGAATCAGTCACGCTTCCTTCGTGGCCCATAAGGATGCTGGCGACAGCGCGGGCACTACCGCGCCACAAGCCAGCAGCCAAGGCTCCACCATAGATGTAGCCTAATATAGGGAGGGCATATCCTGCCCAACGGTTGCCCGTGAACAAACCATAAGTCACAGGCACTAAGACCACGAAGTTAACAACCCACAACAACCCGCGGACCTGAAAAGATCCGAGGGTTAGGCAGGTTAGCAAGACGCACAGCATCCATATGGCTATCTGCACATATGAGTGCTGCATCCCCCGCGTAACCACCTCGTGCTGCAGCACATAATGGTTATGGCGTCTTGCTGCCGTTAAGGCACGCCGACTGAGAGTCATCACAGCTTGGCCTGACGTGAGTGCAAGATGGCAGGCATTCGAGATAAACTGTGACACAGAGGTGTTCGTTGCAACGAAAGCATCCTCTACATCTTCTTGGCGAAGTAGGCCCTCCACGGCCGACCTCACCCGAGATGGTCGGGCACCATTCACAGCGGTCCCCCAAGTGGCCAGTTCTGCCCTATGTCGCGCACGCGCAAGAGCATCACCTAAAACTTGCTCTGGAGGTAGGGGGGGAGGCTCCGCAGGAGAGGTCCCACCCACGCCAGGGCCACCTGGGTTGGGGGTTGGTGGCTGGGGAGAGGAACGTCGCAATATACCGTTCACGACGCCTCCCACAGCCTGGCGGCTGCTAACGCCCGCTGTAGGCGTGGGGTCGGTAGCTGCCACCCGTACACTTCGATGCGGAGCCTCATGCCCCGCACCCAAAAATCGTTCATTGACACCGGTGTGTTGGGTGTCATCCACAACATTGTTGCGTTCTGGTCCACGGGCTGGAGGGTTATCGTCTGGTAGCCCGGTAGACTGAGATTCTGCAACGCCCGGGTTATCTCCGGGCCCAGCACGAAAGGGCAATTCCTGGTTACTACCAAGATATGTGGCATATTCGAGCCCTTGTGCTTCGCGCCCCTCTCCCTGTAAACTATTCCAGGGGGCGGTTTCGAGATCCGCATCCGCAAAATTGATGTCCGGAGATGGTGGTCGGCCGACAACATCTGGTAAGATGCCTTCAAAAATATCATACAGCTCAAATAGCTGTAACACGCATCGGCAATTCGGACAGGTCGGAGATTCTGAGAAGAACGTGTTTGCACAGTGACACGCCACACACGCTCTGTGAAAAGTATGCCCACAGGACAAGGCAACAGCCTCTGCCCTAGACGGCGATTCAAGACACACGGTGCAGGGTTCCAAATCCCCATCGGGGAGGACTGCACGCCTGGCATCATTGCCACTTGGCGCGACTCCACGCCAG